AGAGCAACTGACTCTTAATCAGTGGGTTCAGGGTTCAAGTCCCTGGTGAGTCACTCCCCGAATTCAACAAGTTAAATTGTTAAGGTTCTGGGGTGCAAAATCCTTTCGTGTCACTCTGCCAGGGGTTTACGAAAGGAACATTGAAGCGGATGGCTCCAGCAATTACTGCTGGGGCTGTTTGTTTAACCAGCCCCAGCTATTTTCTTACTTATTGTCCGGCTCGTATTCTAAAATATCAGAAACAGAGACATCGAGAAACTGGCATAAATCACTGAGCACATCAAAAGTAATGCCCTTGATTTGTGCTGCTTTCTCTTCATCCGCCAGACGGTATGCAGTTCCAGGAGCTATGCCAGCGAAGCGAACCAGATCAAATGGTTTAACCCCGCGATCCCGGAGTAGCCGGGGCACGTTGACGCGAATAGTGGACATCGTGCCCTCCTGTGTGGTGTGAACAATTGCTATTGCCATCGCCATGGCAATAGTATAGATCAATTATGTTTTATTGTCAATCAACTGACAATTAACTATTGACAATTATTTCAATACGTTGTAATCTACTCTCTGTAAGTAGTTAGTAGATATCAGCACCTTACAAATTGAATCCGCGCTGCGCGTTCACTGACCCGGGCGGTCCATTCTCCTGCCGTCCTGATTCGCATGGGAAATCTCGAGGTTTGACGCGGCGCTGACTGTGGGCAATGGGGAGCGGTTGGCGGCCGCTCCCCCAAGGCAAAACCTGGCGGTGTCGCGGGAGAAATCCTTAATATCGGCGTGAAGGGATCGCGTCCCTGAGTGGGTAGATAGCCGAGCCGCCAGTTATGCACCTGGTCAGGTTGAGCAATACCCAGGCTACCAGCAGAAAGGAGACGGTATGAAGTGTTTGAAAATTTCCAAGAACGATAGCAAGGATTTTTTGTTCCTGGATATCAAAGAGGGTTGGGAGCTCTCCGAATTCATCACGATGGAAGATTTTCGCATGATGGAGACCGGCGAGAAATTCGTCATCGAAATTGTTGAGTTGCCGGAAAAAGATTACAAGGCATTGCCTGAATTCGATGGCGATTGGTAAAGTTACTGGGCGGTGGAGATCAGGATCGAAGCCGCCTATCATACCCTTTTGGGGGCCCCGTAAACCTCGAGGTGTCCGGTGGCTACAGATCAGATAAGCCACACAAACCGGGTAGCTGGTCCGAGGTGGTCCCCCACACACAGTGAACGGGCATAATAAGCCCCTCTCCCCGTAGAGAGTAGCAAGGCCGGAGGCGGGCAACCCGGCAGCGGAGGTACGCATGAGAGTGTATGTTCGTACCAAAGGCGGTGATGATGGATCGGTGGACGTTGATCCGGACCAGTCGATCAGTGAGCAGATCTGTCCAGTCATTCTGATCATCCTTCTCGCGTTGATCGCACTGCTGGGCGCCGTGCTGGTGATCCTCACTTATGGCAATTATTGATCTCATCCAGGCCCGGACCGGTTTCCCCTGCCGGCCCGGGCATTTTTTCCAGGGGCTGGAGGTTATCATGGGCAACGAAGATTTGAGCTCGATTATCTACCGCTATATCGAGGGATTTATTACTGCAGTCGAGCGGCTTGAGATGGCGAAGGAAGAATTGAAAGCCTTCCAGAAGCAGCCCAAACCGGAAAAACCAGCGGTCATAAAATCGCAAAAAGAGTTTATTCAATACCTGGACTTCGTCTCGGCATACGATGCGCGCCAGGCAGCCGCGGAGGACGCGGTGATGGAGGCCGCTGATAGGCGCCGAAGCCAGGAAAAAGCGTTAATTTGCTATTTGCCGTTTGGGATTTGGATTGAACATGAAAGGTATGCAATTGGAATCGGTCGAGACGATGAAGGCCAAAAAAAGGTGTTCATGGTGAAACGCAACCCAGAATCCAATTACCCATTTTCGAAATCCTTGAAAGAGATCGACGATTAGCCTGTCGGAGGAACAGCCATGATCCAGGCGCGAATTTACCAGACTGCCGGCGGGCTTTACGCGGTGGCGGTGGGGTCAAAAGTGATCCGCGTGGATCTGACCTATGAGCAAGCTGATCAGATCTTGCGCGAGACACTGGACCAGATCCGGACCAGGCAACAAGCGCGAGAGCGCGAGACCCTGCGCCAGGCCTTCGGCCGGCTGAACGAAATCTAAAATTGTGCATCCCACCGTTTCCACGGAAACGGCGTTTTATCTCCCCTGGAGGTAGCTATGGAATATATCTTACCGGATGGCGCGGTGGAACTTATTGAATCTGCCGCGGAGCACCTGGCGCAGCCGTATGAGCTGGCCATGTCGATTTATACAGAGGACCCACGCCTGAGCCAGATCATTGAGGCCCTGGGCGGCCGGGCGGTGACTGATACGGTCGGTGTCTCGCTGATGCACATGGTCATGACGCCGAACGAGATCCGCAAAGCGGCAGCCCTTTTACCGCTTCCGGACACTGTTACCGGTGGCGACCTGGCCGCTGGACCGGATGAAAGTGGGATGGTTGGGGTGAATGTCAGAACCGGCGAAACAAAGCCGGTGCGCCTGTGCGAAGTCTGCCAGGTGCGGCCGGTTTCCGGACCGCGCTCGAACATCTGCGACAATCCGGATTGCAAAAAGACCCGGGCAGCCAGGTACGTGCGTGACGCCTATCGCCGGAAAAAAGGCCTGCCGCTGGAATCGGACGAGGATCTGGCCCAGGCCTCCGCTGAAGAACTGCCGGCGCCCATGGAGGAGCCGGAAGAAAGCCCTTTATCCCTGGATACGGATCAGGTCTGGACGATAAGCGCGCCCTGGTTGGTGACGACGGGCAAGCAGTCCGGGAAGACCTTGACGACAGAACAACTGGCCCGGATGATCCAGGCGAACGAGCTGGAGGATGGAACCCACCTGACTCACATCGCAAAAGGCGAGCACAGAATATTGCCGGCCTCAGCAGGATATCGGGTTCGTGTGGTTCCTCTGGAGGAAATCGAAGCCTCTTCCAGGAATATGTCCCAGTAACACAGCGGAAGTGCGTGTTATGCGGTGAGCTGTACCGTAATTGCGAGTGCACCTGTACCTGGTGCGGCGAGCGGAAGTGGAAACAAGTCGACGGTGTTTGGGTGCATCATGTATGCGCCGGTCGGCGCTCTAAGGAGAAAAGTTGATGGACAGTCTTTCTTACATCCCCCTGGAGAAGATCCAGGCCAACCCCTATCAAACCCGGGAGCGTGAAGACAGTGAGCATATCCAGCGCCTGGCGCTTTCGATTGCTCAGCATGGCCTGCTGCAGATCCCCAGCGGCCGGCCGATCGGACGTGCCGGCAAGGTGATCAGCATGCAAGAGGCGGACGCGGTCCACCAGGTGGGCGCGCAGCTTGCTTTCGGTCACAGCCGCCTGGCAGCCTACCGGCTTCTGGATCAAATCCGGGCCGGCTTGCTGGATAAACAGCCGATCAGCTTCGAGGACGACAGCCTTTACGCTGAGGTAATTTCCGCGGCTGATAAGGCAGTTGAGGCCGGCGAGAGCTGGGGGATGATGCCGGTCAACCTGGTGGATATGACCGATGAGGAGATGTTTTCAGCGGCCTGCACCGAGAACAGCGCCCGCCAGGACCTGACGCCGATCGATGAGGCCCGGGCTATGCTGCGCTGGAAGACTGACTTCGGGAAGACGTCTGAGGAGATCGGCCGGATATTTGCGCTGAGCGCGTCGACCGTTCGAAATAAAATGCGGTTAGTCGAACTGCCAGAACAGGCGCAGGAGGTCATCGCCAGCGGGAAGGTTACCGAGCATGCCGCGCGCCGGCTGCTGACGCTGCGGGATACGCTGGGCGATGCGGCCCTGGGAGAGGTGGCCGTCGAACTGGCCGGCCAGCATTTTGACAAACCCAGCCAGGCAGACGCGTTTATCGAGGACCGGGTCCACAACGATCCGCGCACCAAACGGATGTACTACAGCTACCAGGAAGACCAAAAAACCGCTGGCGACGGTATGTGGCCGCTGGACTGGAAAGCGGAGGTAACCATCCTGCCAAACGCCAGGCAGGTCGGCCAGATGCTGCCCGATCCGCAGCAGGCCAAGGAATTGAAAAGCAACATCCAGGCGACTCTGGCCCTGTATCTCAGTGACCGGGATGACGAGGGTAAGCGGTGTGGCGATCCGGACGTAGTAGCGGCGGTCGAGCATATGGTTCACCTGCCGGCCTGTGCAAATTGCAAACATTTTTTGAGGATCCGCCACGACGGCTATTGTGGCCGGAAAGTTTGCTGGGAATATAAGCGGGATCTGTGGCATGAACAGGAACTGCGGCGGATTTCAAAAGACCTGGGCGTTTCGATCTATGATCCATCTGAGGATGGGGAGGTTTTCGAATCAGCCCCTCGTTGGTCAGCAGCCGGCCTTGATCGATTTAGGCAGATGCTCATCAAAGACAAAGGGCACCTGCGGCTGCGGATCGGAGAGGTCGGATGGAATAAAACTGCGATCCTCGATCATGCGTTCGTTGAGATCGTCTCGATCAGCGATGAGAGCTGTGCACGAGTACAACAGGCAAAAACGAGTGAGGAGCGTCAAGCGGCCGAAGAGCGGCAAGGAAAAGTGGATCGAGAGCGTTATTGGAAAAATTACGACCTTTCGAAAAAGTATATCAAGGTTGTCGCTGAACTGTTCGGGAGCTTCTTTTTCCAATCGATCACGCCAGCTCAATTAGCCATCTTGCATAGAGCATGGGGCAGGACTGAAGTTCCGGATAGCCTGGATGCGGTATCGAAGAAGATAGCTTACCAAAAATCACTGGGCAACCAATTGCTGATCGACATTGTGAATAATGATTGGTCGGGTAGTGGCCCGGTTTCTGTGGCTAAGTACCTGGCCGGCGTGGCCAGGGAGATCGGGCTTGAACTTCCTGAAGATTGGATCGAGCAGGCCCAGCAATTTGAAAACGGCGAGATCGTTGACGCGGAGGAAGAAGCTGTTATGGAACTGGTCGGAGAAGGCACCGATGAGTGAGCCAGTTTGCATTCTTGTATCTGGCGAACCTGTCCCAAAACAAAGTTATCGTGCCGTGCGCGGCGGTGGATACACAGATCCGCGGGTGAAGGCTTGGCAGTTGGAGGTATCCTGGAGAGCGCGAGAGGTTATGCAGGGTTGCGCTCCATTTTCCGGGCCGGTTTCGATGCGAGTCCTGTTTATCCTGGGAAATCGCCGGCGCATTGACCTCGACAACCTGAACAAGGCGATTTGTGACGCGATGAACGGGATCGTATTTGAGGACGATACTCAAGTAGTGAGCCTTCACCTGCTGAAACGAATCAATCAGTCTTCACCCGGGGTGCATATCCAAATTTACCCGGGCTCTGATCTTCCTCCGATGGAGGAAACTAAACAAGGATTTTGAGAGGTTGAAATCATGACCATGGCCACGCAAACTAAAACCGGGAGGCGATCTCCCAGGGTCAAACCGACCGAAAAAGTACACCCGATGTATGCCTTAGAGCGTGCTGAGGTTATTGCCGATGAGCTGGTGCGCGTGCTCTCGCCGGCATGTGAGCTGATCGCCATTGCCGGAAGCATCCGGCGCCAGGCTCCGCAGGTGCATGATATCGATATCGTGATTTATCCGATCATTGAGCGGGTCGGCCAGCTCTCACTGTTAGAGGTCGATTCCGTTTTGACGATGTATCCGCATTTGCTTTTTGATGTGCTTGCTGGCAACGGCTGGGCAGCTCTATCGTTTGGGCGTTATCCGCGCATTGTCAGGTTTGAATATCGAATGATGCCGGTCGATCTTTATATCGCTGAACCGGATGGCTCGAATTATTATTCGTTGCTCCAGTGCCGGACAGGTTCCGAGATTTTCAACGTCAACCTGGTGCAGCGCTGCCGGCGATTGGGGTTGCAATATCGGGCCGGCCATGGGATTTACAAAGATGGTGCGCGCTTCGATGACGGCACCGAAGCCGGGATTTTCCGGGCGGTCGGGATGGACTATGTACAACCATGGGAGAGAGATTGATTTTGGATCGGATATTTTGATATCCAGTTAAAAAAATGCTGTAGAATGGCTATTGTTGATATAAAAATTAGCGAGGGATGATAAAAAGGGGAATGATGAAAGAAACTCCATATGAAGAAATAATTCCAGTATCTCAATTATTATTTGATGGACAAAATCCTCGGTTGCCAGATATTCAAACAAGTCAAATCGAGTCAATAAAATCTATGGCCAAAAGCCAAGGGGAAAGAATTATTGCATTAGCACAACACCTTGTAGAGCATGGCCCGAATCCTTCAAGTTTACCGATCATCATGCCATGTAATGAGGATGAAGGAACATTTTATGTATTGGACGGGAACCGTAGGTTATCCGCAATAAAACTACTTGAAGGACCGGATATTACTACTGGCATTTTATCCTCGGCTCAACAGGAAAAACTAAAAAAGTTATCCTCCATTTATTCCCAGAATCCAATAGAAGAACTTCGGTGTGTTGTTGTTTCCAATAAAGATGAGGCAGATACCTGGATACAATTAATTCATAGAGGTCAAAACCAAGGTGCTGGCTTAGTTGAGTGGGATGGACAAGTAGCTGCTAGATATGATGCGAGAAGAAAAGGCAGTAAATCAATTTCATTGCAAGTACTCGATTATGTAAAGGATCATGGGAGTATTTCTGAGGAGACAAAAGAAAAAATAGAAAACGGTAAATTTCCAATAACCAATCTTGATCGTTTATTGAATACTCCCTTTGTGAGAACAAAATTGGGAATTGAAAAGGATGGGAATGAAGTATTAATAACTCACGAACTTGGTCAGGTTCTGAGGGGATTAAGCAGAATTGTTGATGATATTGGAAGTGGAAATATTACGGTTAGTAAAATCAAAAACCAAGCTCAAAGAATCGATTATATAAACAGTTTAGGTGAGGATGATCTTCCAGAGGAAACAAATGTTCTACCAGAAGCACAGGCGTTAGATGCATCACCGCTTGATGCGCAAGCGGAAGTGACAAAGAATAAAAAACGAAAATCTTCTCAATCAACACGGAAAACCCTTATTCCAAAAGATTGCAGATTGTTTATCACCCAAAAAAGAATTGACAAAATATATCTTGAATTGAAGCACCTTGATATTGATGAGTTTTCGAATGCTGGTGCAGTAATGCTTCGCGTTTTCCTTGAGCTAAGTCTCGACCATTATCTTGATAATGTATTGCACTGGGAAAAAGAGAAATTCGATAATTCGTTTTTGACTCAAAAGCTAACCGCTGTAGCAAATGATTTTATAAATAAAAATCTGATGACGGAAAATCAATTAGCCCCAATAAGAAAGGCTGCCAGTGGGCAAACTCTTCTGGTTGCTTCCATAAAATCCATGCATGGGTATATACACAACCGTTATTATTCCCCAATCCCATCTGAATTGAAAACAACGTGGGATGATTTCCAGCTTTTTATGGAAAACCTTTGGCCAACGACATAATTCACTTTCACAAAGATCGTTGAGATGGACACCATGCCTTTTTATTCACCATTAAGATACCCCGGCGGGAAACGCCGATTAGCTAATTTCATCAAGATGATTATTTATTCGAATAACTTACTTGATGGAGAATATGTCGAACCGTATACAGGTGGTGCAAGTATTGCGTTGTCTCTGTTGTATGAAGAATTTGTGCGAAAGGTTTATATAAATGATTTAGATAAATCTGTATATTCCTTTTGGTATTCGGTTTTGAACCATACCGAAGATTTGTGTAAATTGATAATTGATACTCCTGTAACTATTGATGTATGGAATAGGCAGCAAAAAATTCAATCTGATGTAGATGCCACTTGTTTAGAGTTGGGATTTTCAACCTTTTTTCTAAATAGGGCAAATCGTTCAGGAATAATTAGTGGTGGGGTTATAGGAGGTAAGGGACAGTCAGGAAAATGGAAATTAGATGCAAGATTTAACAAGAAAGACCTTATTAGTCGAATAAAGAAAGTGGCAAGATATAAAAATCGGATTTTGTTATATAACAAAGATGCACTAGATTTTTTGGATTTGATAGTTCCGAAGTTGAGTCAAAAGGCCCTAATTTATCTTGACCCTCCTTATTTTGTAAAAGGGCAACAACTTCTTTACACAAACTTTTATCAACCAAGTGATCATAAGAAAGTAGCCGATTTTGTTAGTCAACTGGATCGCTATTGGGTAATTTCCTATGATAATGTTCCAGATATTCATTCTTTATATGACCAATTTACAAAACTTGATTACAGCCTAAGCTATAGTGCTCAAGAAAGATATCAAGGTTCGGAAATAATGTTTTTTTGCGATAAATTAGAAGTACCTATTGTTAATAACCCGGCAAAAATAACAACAAAAGAATTTCAAGAGGTAAATTCATTATGAGGGTTTTTTATAAAGCGACATTATAAGACAAACCATAAAGCTACTATAACTATCGATATATACTCGTGAAAGGAGGATTTATGAAAAATACACTGGAATTCACGAAGGCAAAGAAAATGATTGTTTCTACTGAACATGTAAAAGCTTATTGGACCTTTGTGATCGAAACTGATTATCCTTTGACCCCGACTGGATTGGAAATGTTGGGCGAAGAGTTAGATCTGGCCCAAGAAGAGAGAAGAAAAAATTTTCCCACGGGATATCCTATCAACCATGATGACAAAAAACCAGGTTGATAGCAAAAATAGCACTGTGAAAAGTTGATAAAACTACTTGAATTATTCGTAGAACGTCTGTACAATTAGCGTAGAACATTAACACTAAATCGCAAGTTTGGCGCCGGCCATTATGGGCAGCGCTCGAAAACGATTCTTATATCCAGCTGTATTAACCCGCGTGTTGATGTTCACACGCGGGCTTTTTTGTTTAACAAGCCGAGGTAAACAATGAATAATTTTTCGACTTCGCGGGTTATCTGGGTGACGGTATTGGTTGTGGCCATCGCCCTCATCGTTGGCGGCATCCTGATCTATTCTCTTGCGCCTGGGCAATCCATATCGCAGCGAGGCATTGATCTGTCATTTTTCACGCAACTGGACCAATGGCTGCCGGCTGCCTTGGGGAAACAGATCACCGGGTTGTTGGCGCTGATCACCGTGCAGGTGCTGCTGGCAGTAGCCCTGGCCTGTGTGCAGAAAACTTTTGAATGGGTGAAACTGGCAGACTTTTACCGCAGCCGTGTGATTCCTATGCTGATTGGGTGGCTCGCATTCGTGATACTGGCCAAATTTGCAACGGCTGACATTCTGGGCCCGGAATATGGGGTAATCACTGGAGATGGTGTTTCTTGGCTGGCCTGGCTTGCGGTGGTAGCCAGTCTCGGCGCCAGGATCGTGGATGACTGTAAAACGATATACGGAGAACTTTTGCCATTCAAGGCGCCGGCCGAACGCGCTGAGAAATAAGGCGTGCTCATGGAACCGAACATCATCTCAGCTCTCGTTCAAGCCGGCGGCGCCGTGGCGGTGGCTATCGCGTTTATCTGGTATCTGGACCGGCGTGACAAAGCCCAGGGGAAAAAAGACTCCGAACTGCAGCGGTTCTTCCAGCAGATGCACGAGGAGGATAACAAATCGGTTATCCGGCTTGCCGATGTGATCGATACCCTGGTCAAAAATGTCCAGTCGCTGACCATAAAATTCGACAGCCATGACGAGTATGAGCGGCAAGTTTTTCAAAATTTAGATAAGCCAGTAGCTCGTCAAAAGGCCAAACAATGAATCCGTTTTTTACGAAATCAATCTTTGCCTGGAATATTCCTGCCATCTCCGGCGGGGATCCGGACGCAATTGCCGACCTGATGGATGAGGCCGGCATTGAAACCTTGATAGTCAAGGCGGCCAACGGGGTCTATAAGTTTATCCCGAACCCTGCTGCTTTCCCGGGCTGGGGCGAGAACCTCAAGCCTGAGCTGGTTGAAACGCTGCACAAGCGCGGTAAGGCAGTCATCGGTTGGGGGTTCAATTATGGCGACAACCCGGCAGGCGAGGCGACCGTGGCCATCGCGCAGGTCAAATATTTGGGCCTTGATGGGTGGGCAACGGATGGCGAGAGTGCCCTCGAGCGCCTCTCAAATGCGTATGTCGCGGCTGCCATCATCACGAAAACGATCAAAACCGCGCTGCCATCCATGCCCCTGGGGGTTTGTGGCTGGAGTTACTACCGTAATCCGCGCGCCACTCAGTATGTCTGGCATCCAGAAGAGGTTCTACGCGCGCAAATGACCTATGCGGATGTCGGCATCCCCATGAATTACTGGGATGGTAAAGGCGCAGCCAGCGCGCTGTGGTGTGCACAGAACAGCCTTCCGCAGTGGCGCAAGCTCACGGATAAGCCGATCGTGCCGGCCGGGCGTGCGTATACGGGCGATGGTGGGACAGCGGATGCAGCGGGTATTGCGGCTTATGCAGCCGAGATCCTGAAACAGGGTTGCGCAGGCCTGACCTGGTGGTCGTTCGAGCATGCGGTCAAGCTCCCAGAAGTATGGGCGGCTTTGTGTGCCACGCCCAAGATGAGCAAGGATCGCGAGCTCGTTGACCTGCAGGCCTGGTCTTCTGCGGTCGATTCCTACCTGGTAGGCATAGGCTATGACGGGCCTGGGATCAAGGTAGTCTGATGCCTATCAAGCCACGTCGCCCATGTGCATATCCTGGATGCCCTGAGCTGGTGAGAGGGGGGCGGTATTGCCCCGCCCACCAGCAAGAGGTGGCCCGTAAGCAGGATGCTGCACGTGGATCTTCTGCGCAAAGAGGTTACGGTTATCGCTGGCAGAAGTTGCGCATAGCTTATCTAAGGGTGCACCCGATCTGTGTGGATCCATTTGGAGTGCATAAGAGGGATGGCCGGATTGAGCCGGCAACGGATGTTGATCACATCATCCCCAGGGCACAGGGGGGCACGGATGACGAGGATAACCTCGAAGCGATGTGCCATTCATGTCATAGTCGCAAGACAGACGAGCAGGATCATGGATTTATAGGGTATGGGGGTCAAAATCTCTATACCCCTCAAACCCTAGACCGGTCGGGCAGTGAAGTTTCTACACCCGCGAAATTGGGGAGGGGGGGGTAGGGCATGGCAGGGAGACCACCCAAGCCGACCCAGCTCAAAAAACTGCAGGGCAACCCGGGCAAGCGGGCGCTCAACAAGGCGGAGCCGAAGCTAAAGGCCTCCTTGCCACAGTGCCCTCGGCACCTGAGCAAGGAAGCCAAGAAAGAGTGGCACAGGGTGAGCCATGAACTGCATAACGCTGGGCTGTTGACGCGGGTGGACCGCGGCGCGCTGGCTGCTTATTGCCAGGCGTGGGCGCGGTGGGTGAAGGCAGAGGAAGACCTGGCCGATGAAGATCTGACTCTGGAGACCGTGAACGGTTATCGATACCCCAACCCGCTGCTGGGCATATCAAAGGCAGCCCTGGCCGAGATGCATACCTATATGGCGGCGTTTGGGATGACGCCCAGCAGCCGCAGCAAGGTAACAACAAGCTCGCCAGAAGAGGTAGATCCATTTGAGGCGTGGGCACGGAAAAAGCTCGATGAGGACGAGCAAGAATGAGCATCGTAGATCTGACAAAAAACAACATAAATATCGAGCTGGGCGATTGCATGGAACTGATGGACCCACTGGCTCCGGGCAGCGTGGATGCCCTGATCACGGATACACCCTATGGGTCGACGGCGCTGGCCTGGGATAAGAAGATCGATCTCGAAAAGTTTTGGGCGCAGGCTGCCAGGGTGGTGAAGCCGAACGGGGTGGTGGTCATGTTCTCTCAGCAGCCGTTCACCACACGGCTGATCAACTCAAATCCGAAGCAATTTCGGTATGAAATTGTGTGGCGAAAGAACATGCCGGTCGGTTTCTTGGATTCGAAGATCCGGCCGCTGCGCGTGCATGAGAATATCCTGGTCTTCTGCGGTCAGTACCGCGGCCTGAAGAACCGGCTGCGCTCGACCTATAACCCTCAATTCACAGCCGGGAAACCTTACATTCGGAAGCGGTCCGGGGACCGAGCTGCACATTATGGGAGCCTGGCGAGCCAAAGTGAGACTGTCAACGATGGGAAACGCTATCCGGTGGATGTGCTGGATTATCCAAACCGGGGCGGGAAATCCTACCATCCGACACAGAAGCCGGTCGATCTGCTGAAATGGCTTGTTTTGACCTATACAAACCGGGGTGAGATCGTCCTGGATCCTTACATGGGGTCGGGGTCGACCGGTGTGGCTTGCGCGCTGACCGGGCGGGCGTTCATCGGCTATGAGCGAGAGGAAAAATACTACAAGATTTCCCGGGACCGGATTGCCATGGCTTTGGTGGGTGAGGTGGCATGAACGGCGCTGAGCGGTATATCGATGATGTGATGCACGGCCGGGTGGTGGTGTGCCGGTGGGTGCGGTTGGCGGTCGAACGCCATCTGCACGATCTGGAACATGGCCATGAACGCGGCCTGTATTTCGATCCGGATGCCGCACAGCACGTAATCGACTTTTTTCAATTCCTACGGCACAGCAAGGGTGAGTGGGCCGGGCAGGTGGTGCACCTGGAGGACTGGCAGCAGTTCATAGTCTGGGTGGTTTTCGGGTGGATGCGCGAGGATGGGACACGGCGCTTCCGGACGGCTTACGAAGAGGTGGCCAGGAAGAACGGCAAGAGCACGACGGCCTCGGGCATCGGTCTATATCTGGCGTTTGGGGATGGTGAGGACGGCGCCGAGGTTTATACAGCGGCGACCAAGCGCGACCAGGCCCGGATCACGCACAGCGAGGCGACGCGGATGGTCAAACGGTCGCCCAGCCTACGCAAACGGATCCAGATTTACAAGGATAACCTCTCGGTTGAAAGTACGGCCAGTAAATTTGAGCCGCTGGGGCGAGATTCGGACACGCTGGACGGCCTGAACGTCTCGGGGGTGGTGGCGGATGAAGTGCACGCCTGGAAGACGCGCGACATGTGGGACCTGCTGGAAACAGCGACCAGCTCACGGCGCCAGCCGTTGATGCATGCCATTACCACGGCCGGGTTCAATCGGCAGAGCCTGTGTTTCCAGATGCACGAGTATGCGATCAAACTGCTGGAAGGCTTTTCCAACCCGAACGGCTTCCACGACGATTCGTTCTTTGGGATCATCTTCACGCTGGATGCGGGGGATGACTGGGAGGATGAGGGCGTTTGGATCAAAGCGAACCCCAATCTTGGGGTGAGCAAGAAGTTGGACAACATGCGCGAGAAAGCGCTCAAGGCAAAAGCGATGCCGAGCGCATTGAACGCATTTTTGAGATTGGAGCTGAACATCTGGACACAATCCGAAACCAAATGGATCCCGAGAGAGCACTGGGATGCGTGTACCGGCGCAGTGGATGCAGACGCGCTGCGGGGTATGCGGGCATATGGCGGGCTGGACCTCAGTTCCACTACTGATATCAGCGCCTTCGTGATGGTCTTTCCACCAGAGACTCAGACAGATGAATTCCGGGTGTTGTGCCGGTTTTTCATCCCGGACGAGGCGATGCACGAGCGCACAAAACGCGACCGGGTTCCGTATGAAGCCTGGGTACGGCAAGGTTTCATCACTGCCACCCCAGGAAACGTAATTGATTATGACTTCATCCTCAGCCAGATCGATCAGGATGCGCAGGCTTACGACCTGGACGAGATCGCGTTCGACCGGTGGGGATCGACCAAGATCATCCAGGAAATCGAAGAACGCGAGATGACGTGCGTACAGTTCGGGCAGGGTTTTGCCAGCATGAGCGCGCCGATGAAGGAACTGGAGAAGCTGATCCTCTCACACCGGCTGGCGCACGGAAACAACCCGGTGCTGAATTGGATGGCTGACAACCTGGTGGCCCTCGAGGACCCGGCCGGGAATATCAAACCGGACAAGGAGCGCAGCCTGGAGCGTATTGATGGCATGACGGCGTTGATCATGGCGCTGGCCCGGGCGATCGTACACAACGACGGCGGTAAATCGGTCTATGAGGAGAGAGGGATCCGAACCCTATGAAAAATACGCGCACCTGGATTTATGACGTGATGGCAGCCGCGGGGTGGACGGCGATTGCTGTTGGAATCGGTTTATGGAGTCTGCCAGCCGGGATTATCGCGGCCGGGGTGGGCCTATTGACTGCCGGTGTGCTGGGGGCATCGCTAAGGGGAGGTAATAAAAATGGCTAGGTCTAAAGTAACAGTCACCTATAAAGATGCTCTCCGGGATCGAAAAACCTGCCTAAATGTAAATATTCGAGGTGGGCATGAATTTCGGGTGAGGATGGCCATTGCAAAAGTCCTTATCTGGATTGCAGCTAAGGCGATCTGGTGTGGGGTGAAATTCGAGGAGGGTGAGCATGCTGACTGAGCTCTTCGAACAGCGGCGATCAGATGCGGCTTCGCATGGTCAGGAATTAGAGAAGCGCGGCGGGGTGGAAGTAATCGTCGATGCCTGGCGGGCAAACGCGGCCGCGGCGGGTGGATCGATCACGCCATTCTCTGCTATGCAGATCAGCGCGGTGTGGGCAGCTATTCTGCTGCTATCAGACACGCTGGCCAGCCTGCCGCTGATCACCTACGAGCGCAACGGACGGGCGAAGACGCGGGCGCCGAAACACAATCTTTATCCTGTGCTTCACGATCAGGCAAATGAGATTATGACGGCCTTCGAATTTCGAGAGCTGATGGAGGCCTCGATCCTGTCCTGGGGAAACGCCTATGCACAGATTTTCTATGACAACCGCGGGCGGGTGACGGCGTTATGGCCGCTGCTGCCCGGGCGGATGATCGACGTAAAGGTCGAAAACGGGCGAAAACTCTTCCACTATCAACCCGAAAAAGGGGCTGCGCTGTGGATGACCGACAATGAGATCTGGCACATCCCAGGGATGGGTAGCAACGGAATCACCGGATACAGCCCGATTGCGATGTTCCGGAGGACGATCGGACTGGCGAAAAGCGCCGAGGATTTTGGAGCGCGGTTCTTCGAGAATGACGCGCGGCCTGGCATTGTTCTCGAACACCCCGGAAAATTGGGGGATCAAGCCTTTGACAACCTGCGCACGAGCTGGGCGGAGAGCCATCAGGGGGTCGAAAACAGCCATAAACCGGCGATCCTCGAGGAGGGTATGAAACTGCACGAGATCGGCATCCCTCCGGAAGACGCGCAGTTCCTGGAGACCCGGAAATTCCAGGTCACAGAGATCGCACGTATCTTTCGGGTTCCTCCACATATGATCGGGGATCTGGATAAGGCGACCTTTTCAAACATCGAACAACAATCCCTGGATTTTGTGATTCATTCGGTGCGGCCATGGCTGACACGCTGGGAACAGAGTATCTGGCAGCACCTGATGCTACCGAGTGACCGGGAACGGTATTTTGCCGAGTTCCTGGTGGATGGGATGCTGCGGGGTGATACTGTCTCACGGTATACAGCATATGCAACCGGGCGGCAGAACGGCTGGCTGAGCGCGAATGACATTCGCGAGCTCGAGAACATGAACCCAGTCGAGGGTGGGGATGTGTACCTGGTCCCGCTGAATATGATCCCGGCTGACCAGGTTGGCGATCTTGGAGGTAGTACCAAAGGCACGAGTACCGAAGGCGCAGGCACCGCGGGGAGCGCCTCACGATCTGCAGGTCCGGAGGGGGGGATATCGTGGGCGAGCCTGAACACAGAACAGCGCGAGATGCGGTCGAGGCGATCTGCAGCAACGCGGCACCGGCTGCAGCGGAGCTACCAACGGGTTTTGCTGGATGTTTCGGGGCGGATTATGCGCCGGGAGGTCCATGATATCAAAGACGCTGCCAACCGGTGGATGAAAAACCGTGACCTGGTCGATTTTCTGCGCTGGCTGAAGGATTTCTACCAGGACCATAAAGCCTACATCGAGCGGCAAATGAAGCCTGTACTGCAGGCCTATGGCGAACTGGTGGCCACGGAAGCAGCGGACGAGGTGGGGGGTGAGACACATGATGATGATCTCAACCGATTCATGGACGCCTATACACGCACCTATGCCGGTCGACATGCCGGGAACCATGAGAAACGCCTGTATGAGCTCATCCAAAAGGTTCAGAAGGAAGAGGATGCCGATCTGTTTCAAGCGATCCTCGATGAACTGGACCTGATGGAAGCGAATCTGCCAGCGGATATTGCGGGCGAGGAGAGTGTGAGGGCGAATAATGCCGCAGCAAAACTGATCTACGGTTTGAATGCGATTGCCAAGCTGAGGTGGGTGAGTTTTGGTAATAACTGTCCCTATTGCAGCGACCTGGACGGCATGGTTGTGGCGATCGAGCAGGTCTTTATCGGCCAGGGTGATGGCTTTCAACCGGATGGGGCGGACACACCGCTCAACCCGGGGCGAGATATCGGGCATCCCCCAGCGCATAAGGGATGCGATTGCATGATTACAGCAGGGTGATGAGGTGGAAAAATGCCAGAAAAAGAATTGAGAACTTATCCAATTCGGGAGCTGCGAGCGGCTGGGGACGATCAAAAGCCCGTCATCGACGGCTATGCAGCCGTTTTCGATGAATTCAGCGAGGATCTGGGCGGTTTTATCGAGCGAATCGCTCCGGGAGCGTTTACCGAGACGCTGAAATCGGCCGACGTGCGGGCGCTGTGGAACCATAACTCGGATTATCCGCTGGGGCGGACCAAGTCGGGGACGCTGAAGCTCGGCGAAGACAAGCGTGGGCTGGCATTCGAGGTCCAGGTGCCGGACACGCAGTATGGACGGGACCTGGTGGTCTCGATGAAGCGCGGGGATGTTGATCAGATGTCCTTTGCCTTCGGCGTGAAAAAAGACAACTGGGAGCAGGTGGATGGACAGGTAATCCGAACGCTCCTGGAGGTCGAACTATATGACGTATCGCCGGTGACCTATCCGGCATACCCACAAACGAGCGCTGCAGTGCGCTCTCAACTGGAGAAATTCTCTGCAGGCGGCCAGGCGGCCGACCAGCAGGCTCGCGAAAAAGCGAAGGCGCAGGCGCGCAATCGCAATCGCCAGCGGAAGCTCCACATCCAAGCTATTCGATGATCCTACAAGGAGGGATCCAATGAAAACAGCACGAGAATTACGCGACATGCGGGGCGGTTTGCTGGACAAGGCCACGAAGCTGGTTGAAAAGGCTGAGGCCGAGGACCGTGATCTGACCCAGGAAGAACAAACCCAGTACGACGGCCTGCTCAAGGATGCCGATGATCTGGAAAAACGGGCCAAGCGGCTGGAAAGCCTGCCCGTTCTGGACGGCGGTGGATCGCAGCATGCGCCCGCTTTCGTCCGGACTCATCTGGGCGACAGCGAGGAACGCGCGATCGCAGCCTGGGCGCGCACGGGAGACCGCGGGGCCGTGCGGGATCTGCTGGTGCGGGACGATGATGACAACGGCCGTGAGGCTGTTCAATTGCGTATTCCCGGAACTCGCGAACTGCGCGCTGTCACGGACAGCACCATGAATATCACCACCGCGGGCGATGGCGGGAATACGGTGCCGACCGGTTTTGTCAACCAGGTGGCAACCCGGCGCAATGAAGTGCGCCTGGCCGAACGGCTGGGCGTGCGGTTGATCCCTGGTGTGGGAACTACGGTCAATTACCCGTATGAAAGCGCAGATCCGGAAGAGTTCTCGACCACCAGCGAGCAGTCGGACGCTCACGCAAACAACTACCAGCGCGATGCGATCCAATCAGGGGTAAAGGCCTTCACGTTGGTCAAGAAAACCAAGAAATTGGAATTGACCGAAGAGCTGATGGACGACGAGGACGCCAATCTGACCGGTTACATTGCGGATTCGATCGGCCGCGGGGTGGGTATCACCCATAACTCGATGCTGCTGACTGAGGTGGCTACGAATGGTAGCGCTTTGAAAACCTTCGCCAGTGCCACCGCGATCGCAGACGGTGAACCCGAGGACCTGGTGTATCACGATACCCTGGGCTACTACCTGGACGATGGTGGGTCGGTTGCCTGGGTGATGCGCCCGACCACGTTCGGGACGATCAAGAGCATCTCGGCCAATGCGCGCGTTTATGGTGACGCTGCCGCGACAATCCGGCGCGCCCTGCTCGAATATCCGGCCTTTTACAGCAACAAAGCCGCGGCGATCGCTGCCAGCGCCAAGTCGCTGTATTTCGGCAACTGGTACTACGTCGGTATGCGCGAGAATCCGGTGATGCGGATCATCCGGGATCCCTACACGGTCGACGGCATCACGATCCTGAAATACACCTTCCGCTCCTGCTACGGCGTGTTGATCGCCGGAGCGATTGGCTACGGCGCCCATCCGAGTGCGTAAGGTTTTCTATACCCTACCCTCTCCTTTCATGGGGGGAGGGTAGGGGCGAGGGAAAAGCATTGAAAGATATCCTGATTTTTGTGCCGGTTTTGGGGTTGGAAGCTGAAACGATCCGCTCTATTTTTGCGCTGCGATTGCATGGGGCAGTCTCCGTGCTGATGCAGCGGGATAACCCGAGCGGGAACCCCTACGCCGACCACCTGCACCAGTACCAGCGGGGGCGAGAGGCTTTCCTGGCAGGCCCTTATGACGGGCTGATGATCATCGAGAGCGATATGATCGTGCCTCCGGATGCGCTGGAAAGGCTGAGCGCACTGCATGCGGATGTGGCTTACGGCTGCTATCTATACCGCGTCGGCAGGGTGGTCAACGTGCTGGAGCGGTATGCCCCCTGGCCAGAACCGGCCAAAAATCCAGGCGAAAGCCTGAGCATCCGGCATTTATGGCTGGCGGCCCAGGCAAAAGGGATCATCGACTGCTCCGGATCCGGGCTGGGATGCGTGTTGATCGACCGGCGAGTGATCGAGGCCGTGCCTTTCACGGATGAGATGACCCGGAGCGGGCGGCAGTTTTTCGATTATCCGTGGACGTGCGCCGTCTACGAGGCCGGGTATCACATGATGGCCGACTGCGGTGTGCAGTGCGGGCATATCAACCAGGATGGAAGTGTTCTCTGGCCGCGTTGAGCGGCGGAAAGGATCAAAACGATGGCGAAAAAGCAAAGCAAGGGACTGCGGGTGAAGGCCCTCAAGTCCTTCGGCGCCCGGGTGGGCGGCGAGAATTATCACGTCAGCCTGGGGCAGGAACTGGATCTCCCGGCCGGGGCGGACTGGCTGAAAGCGGGGCTGGTGGCGCCAGTGGGTGTTTCCACGGAAACGGCCGCCCTGCAGCCGCCTGAGACAGCGGACGATCCCCAGAAAGTGGGCTGAGTATGAGCCTGACGCTGATCACTGCACCTGCGAGCGAGCCGGTGACCCTGGAAGAGGCGAAAGCGCAATGCCGGGTGGATACGGCGGATGACGACACGCTGATCAGCGCGTACATCACCACCGCGCGGCAGTACGTAGAAGAAACGCTGGCTCACTGCGCGCTGCTGACCCAGACCTGGGAGCTACGGCGGGATCGATGGCCCAGCTCACCCTTCCGGCTGCCGCTTCCGCCGTTGCAGAGCATCAGCTCGATCAAATACATGGATGAAGCCGGGGAAGAGTACCCATTGGATGCCAGCGTGTACGGGTTTGATTCTCACTCTGAGCCTGGGCGGTTGTTTTTGAAACCCAACCAGAGCTGGCCATCCACCGCGCTCTATCCCTATGGTGGGGTGAGAATCCAGTTTGTGGCAGGGTGGGAAAACACGGCGAACATCCCGACCGGGCTGATTATGGCCATCAAGCTGCTTGTCGGGTATCTGTATGAAAACCGTGAGCAGGTGGTTGTTTCCAGCGGATTGAATGTTGTCAATTTGCCGCTGGGCATCTATGAGCTGGCAGCCAGCAGCCGGCGGATGTGGAAATTCTGACCGGAGAGGAGCGTTGAGATGCAGGCAGGCTTGTTGAGGCAGCGGATCGAGCTGCAGGCTCCGGAAGAGTCGCAGGATACCTATAACCAGCCGATTCGGCAGTTTGTGACGGTGGCCACGGTATGGGCCAGCGTTCGGCCGCTGGTTGGCAATGCGTTTCTGGAAGCCCAGGCGGTAGGCGCGCAGGTGACTCATAAGATCAACCTGCGCTACCGCAGCGATCTTGCCATTCAGCCAACCTGGCGGGTGAAATTTGGCTCACGGATCCTGGAACTAACAGCGCCTCCGATCAACGTGGATGAGCGCGGGCGTGAACTGGTGCTGATGTGCCGGGAGGTGATCCAACCATGAGCGGCGATCGATATGATGTGAAGATCGAGGGCGGCGAGGCACTGCTGAAGGCACTGGATGCGATGGGCGTAAACATGCGCGAACTGCTGGAAAAAGCTGCTGAAGCCGGCGGCGGGGTGATTGGAGAAGGAGCTGGAGAAAAAGCGCCCGGTGACGGTGTTGGGGTGGATATCCTCAGCAAGAAAGCCACCCGGGTTGAAGTCGGGATCGGGCCTGACAAGAAGCATTGGTATTACCGATTCCACGAACTCGGCGCCCAGCCGCATGAAATCAGCCCAGAGACTGCCAAGGCCATCGTGTTTGACGGCGGTGGCGATCAGGTGTTCGCCGGGAGCGTTGCGCACCCGGGTATGGCTGCCAGGCCGTTCTTGCGGCCAGCGATTACCGATAAGGCGG